CCATTCCAGCAGCAGTTACTGCGTTTCTCCTAGCCTCTTTCAACTTTTCAGGAGATAGCTGATCTTTTACAGATTGATCAATTTTAAAATCAAACTTAAGATTCTTTTTCGCCACTTCCACCACTCTCCTTTTGAAGTGTGATTTCGTAGTGATGAAGACGCACTCGGGAATAGATAGGCCGTGCCTTTTCAATGGTATAAACACCTTCTAATACTGATCTATCTTTTAAATCTCGAATATTTCTTATTTTTGTATTACTTGGTATTTGTTGATCAGCACCTAAGAACAAGATATTTTCTGTAATAAGATCCACCCCGTATTGATCTCTCGAGACCCTGCGCGTAATCTGTTCAGCACGACAAGGTACATTTTCAACAGGCAACTCACCATAAATAGGTTTTCCATACTCTGTTTCACCTATCTTTTGTCCTGTTAATACAAGCTCACAACGATGAATAAGGTTACGCTCAAACCTCATAGACCATACCCACTTGACGGACCCGAGATAGAAAAGAACGAAATACCTGTTGGGATGTCCTGTTTAAGAGACTCCAAAATTAAATCAAGCTCTTTAATGCCTGTACGCGCGCCTTCATACTCCCTCTCTTTGATGGAGTCCACTGTTTGAACATCCCTCATAGTGTAAGAGTAGGAACCTATCTTTTCTGTTTCGATAGGGCTTAATGAGCTCTCTTTAATATCAGGGTTATCCTGGTACCAAAGATACTCAACAAGCAATATGGTAGCTGTACGTAAATCAGCAAGCAGGTCTTCATCCGTTTCATCCTTGAACTTCCGTTGAGCTTCTCGATGAATCCAAGACGTAGCACGGTCAATGTAACCTTGCAGCTTGATGTCAGTAAGAGCAGCTATTTCAGAAAACGAAACGCGCTCTTTGACCTCTGTTACGGTTGCATAAGGCATACTATTTCACCTCTACAATGAATCCTGCTTCAATCCGTTTTAAAAGCTCATGAGAAGGATTGTCTGGTAGCTCCTTCTCTTGTTCTCCAGCCAATGAAAAAGACCCTAGACTATTTACCTCAGCGTACTGAGTAGTAGGGTCTTTTAGTTTATATTTTTTCTTTTTAGCAGCAGCCACACTATCCCTCCTTATGATCTAACTTGATCTAGCGTCAAGATAAGACGTGCATTTGGATCAAATGGAATGTAATCAGACGTTACAGTCGCATACGAACCTTCAACCTGCGTCTTAACATTGCGATCATTCTCAACAGAGAAGCCTTTGTACTGATACTCAGCTAATGCTAGGTTTGTATCAACTAGCATAATGCGATTATCTGGCATTTCTTCTGTAACGAACGGAACCGTGTTAATGACATTTGGCAGTTCACCTTTTTTCAATTCGTTTAAGAAAATAAGGTTTCCGTTTGCTTCTTTTTGAGTTGCCCATTGTTCTGCTGTTTTCAAGTTCATCAGAACACGATTATAAGAGAACCCATATTTTTGAGCAGCATATTGTTGTGCATACCAAATGTCAGTAAGTCTCCAGTCATTCGCTGTTTTTACTCCAAGGGTTGGTGCTGCATCGGTACCGTCTTTAAAATAGCCGTTCAATAAACGTTGAATAGCTAATTTCTCATCTGTACGACCCATTTGCATACCACGTTTTCGTAAGTGAAGAGCTAACATATCAATGTTCATTGACTTCGCTTCATCCGTGATTTCAATACCACCACCACGCTTATAAACAAAGATAGTATGATCAGTATCTAATTTGATTGTCACAACTGGAATTGGTGCGCCTTGACCTACAAAGCTTAAGTCAAGATCATCATTATCCTTGTTTTCTAAGTTGTAATATTGGTAGCTCATTTGGTCCATTGTAATAGTCTTAGCAATTAACTGATCCGCACGGCCTGCCGCTAAGTATCCTTCGCGGAAACCATCCTCTAATACAGCATTGAACAAAGGCTTTGTATTGTTGTTTTCATAAAGAGCACGTACTTGCTGAGAGCCAATGTCTTGAATGCCTAATGCACGAATAGCATCCTTTAGCGTTACGCCTTGAGAAGCAAGGTAAGAACGGAAAGTAGCTGAGCTATTCTTGCTAAGTAAATCCTCAGCCTGTCCAGCGATACGGCCGTCTTTTTGAGCTGCATTTCTCATGGCTGAATTTAATTCAGAGCCATTTTTTAATTCAATGATTTCTCCACGACTATTTTTAATTTTGCCTGTAAATTTCATGCTTTCCCCTCCATTAAGGCAGTAGAACTTCTACTGTTTTTTTGCTTGTATTAACTAAAGCTACATAAGAACCATTAGCAGCACTTGCCTTTTTTACACCACCACTTCCATTAGCAACTACTGAGTCACCAACTGCAATGGTACCTGTGTACGGAAATTCATTGTTTCGAGAATACCCATATGCATGAACACCTAATGGAGCATCAGGATCCATCACTCCATGTTTGGCCACTAATTGAATAGCATCACCATCAACGCATCTAACTGCATGATAAGCACCGGTAGTTGCTAGTTTCATTGGTGTTCCTGCTTTAATTGGAGCTACATTTGTAGCATCCTGCGCAAAAACAGTGAGGGATAATCCATAATCATCTGGTAAAATTCCGCCTCTTTTATTCAACATTACTTGTCATCTCCTTTGTATGATTCTGAAACAATGATATTCTCCTCTGGATCTCCGCCACCTTGGCCGCGGTTAGGATCATCAGGATTTGTTTGACGACCACTTGTGAAACGCTGTCCTGTCATTTCGTCATATGCTTTAATTTCATCCTTGATGTAGTCAAGGTCAGCTGAACGAACTAACACGGCTTTATAAGATTCAGCATTGAAGCCATCACCTTGAGCGCGTGTGCGTGCAGCAACAGCTTGGTCAATTAAATCCGCAGCATATTGGCGACCTTGTTCAGCCTCTACCTTTAATTGCTTAACGCCTTCTACGGTGGCTTGCTCGCCCAACTCATTACGTAATTGAACATCCTCTGGCTGGCGAAAGACTTCACCTTCTGATGATAAAACGTTATAAATAGCACTTTTCTCAAGCTTTCCTTCTTTCAATTCACTTCTAATTTGATCAAGTAAACCCATACGCTTGTTATCCTCCCTTTTAGGCATAAAAAAAGCAGCGCCATCTTTTCGTTCAAAACGAGTTTGGAAGCGTTGCTCTAATTTCGCTATTTTGTTTTCTTCTAATTCACCTTGTTGGACATAAGCTCTCGCTTTGTCGATGTAAGCACCAGGTGTAGCGCCTTTATATACAGTCGATACCTCTCTAAGCCTAGCATTTTCAATCCAGGCAAAGGACATTCGACCTTGTTCATCTTCTAGCCCTGGAATATGTGGACATTCCCAATCCCATAAGTCGCGTCCACAAGATCCACAACGATAGGATTCATCTGAAAACCCAACAGACATATCACGTGTAATACCAGCTTTAATAGCTCGTATTGTGTCATCTGTAGACTCACCATTAATTTTTACACCTTTAAGGATGTACCAATCACCGCGCACTGCATTCGCATTGTCAGTATCATCTTGAATCAATTGTCCACCATATGAACGTCCAAAAGGAGCTGTATAGATATTGTGGTTCCCCAGTAAACTCACACCATTATTTAAATCAGCAGCATAGTTTCGTAACGTAGATACAGGGTCCATTCGTGTAAAGTAAGAATCTAATCTATCATTTGAGCAAACACCTGAGAATGTAAAAATATCATCAGCTGTTACAGGCTCAAGTGTATGACGGTTAATTGCATCTAAATCGATTTCCTGTTCTTGTGCTACCTGTAAGCGCACTGGCAAATGTAAAGCTCCTGTCATTCCTTATTCACCTCCCTCCAATAAATGCTCTTCACCTTCAAGAATACGTTTATACCAGCAACGACAGTTAATGACGTTATCTGCTGAAGCTTTTGAGCTATCACCAGGATACATTAACGGCTCAAACTCTTCGTTTGCGTTTTGCACGTAAAATGGCTCATCCAATGTTTTTCTCTGCCCATCAGCTTCTCTATGACCGTCTCTTGTACGGTCTTGTTGAGCAGAACGCCATATCTTGCCGATGACCATACCTGATTGCTTATCAGAATGCCATTGACCAGTTCTTGCAGCTCCTACCATTTCAGTACGAGCGATAGTTCTTGCTCTTCCTTTTGAGAAAGCAAAGTCTTCTCGTAATGCATTAGCTGCCTTGGTCACGCTGTACTGTCCTTCAAAAGCAACGTCCCACAATGCCATAATTACACGCTCATCAGTAACGCCTTGGATCAATTCAACAGCTCTTCGAGAACGATCAGATAAGGAACGTAAGAAATCATCAGCTGTATCATCAAAAACAAGCTCTGTATCGATTTCCATAATGTTGTACATCCCTGCTATCTTGGCTGATTGTTCCATCCAATCAAAACCTGCTGCATCCCATAATTCCAATTGCTCACCTTCATCTGTTAAGATGTTGGATTTAATCCAATCAATGAATGATTTAGGAACGTCTGAAAGGTCTTTTCGAGTATTGGAATACATAAACCTGTGAACATCCATCAAAACACGTGTAGGAGGCGTATCAGCTTCCTCAATTCGACTGATATATGTTTCTACTTGATTCTGTAACAGGTTATAGAAATCATCAGCTGCTTTTGTAGTTAGGACAGCCACTTCAGGCACCCAATCGCCTTGCATTTCCTTTACATACTCATCTTCAGTATCATCAGCCCGTGTTTTTGGTTGACGCTTGACTTGTACACGTCTTGACCTTGCAATAGCTGGTGATGTTGAAACAGGCGCTTGCGGTTCAGCAACTGCATCATGACCAACTACCTCATTGGCAGCCTCGTTATTATCAGCCCAACCTTGCTGCACCCTTGCTATCCAGGTATTTGTTTCAATTTGTTCCGCTTGAGCATCTTGGAAACGGTCCGTAGTGCGTAGCTTATTAAAGGTTAAACGAGCTTTACTCTGTCTACCTTGTACTTGCAATGCAACATTGTAAGCACGCTCTATAACACGTTTAACGCCTCGCTGAATGCTTTCAATCCCTGCAACATATATTTGCCATTGAACAGTACCATGCGTTTCCGTAGTTCCTTCGTTACGCCCCAAAAGGATAGGTAACTGTTTTAAGGCAGAAACGAGTTGCTGATTAATAATATTGATTAAGGCTGTGGCGTCCATTGACTTTCCAGCGGTACCCCCAACCATATCAACTTTTATAAAGTCAGGATGAAAGAAATTGTCATCAGCTTTCATTTGACTGAATTGCTTTTGGATAGATTGAACAAATGTATTTGCATATTCAGCAATGGCTTGTGTACCCTTCACCTTAATTTCTTGAGGAATGTTTTTTATAATAGCTTCCTCTGCTATAGATATATCCAGTCGTGCATGCCCTTGATTATGAGCAACTGCCTTTAAATCCTTCAGTACCTCGACCTGGAAGAAGACAATTTGCAAGAGTGGCAGTATAGGTGAACGTCCATAAGGGTCCCCAATATCAGGGTCAAACGGCAGGTAAAACACTTGCTCTCGGTTTAGCACTTTATATGTACCATCCGATTGTTTCTGCACCAATTGGACCTCACCCGTTTCTTTATCCTTACGAAAATCCACAGTGCTAGGATCTACTGCATGAAAGTCCACTATATCATTCAGGCCCTCATTCAATTCAACCTCTAAACAAATAGCTCCTTGGGTAAACCCTGTAAGATTCAACACATTAATCAATTGATCAACACCACCGCCATATAAGGCACCTACACGCTTTGCCAGGCTGTTGATATAATCTAGCCCTTGCTTGTCATTGGAACCTGTAGGTTTTAAGCATTCAAGCTCATGACCATTATTAGATAGGCGAAGAAAGTTCCATATAGCCATTGAGGCATCTGGATTTAAGTCACGAATGATTTTAAGGCTCTCCATAACATCCTTATTGCGGAACTCATTGCGGTTAATCATGATACCTTCATACCAAGAAAACTGCTTCTCCCACTTCTCATGCGTTTGTCTACCACTTTCTAAGCGGCTGTTGATTGAGTGGCTAAGATTACGAGTAAACTTCTTAAATTGCCTTTCAGCACGCCATGCTTTGAATCCATCGATTAGTCCCATTAATTCTCACCTCCATTCATTGAAAAACCTGTGATAAACGAATCCAGTACATACTTAGGAGCTGGCATGTATTTGCGTAATTGAATGCCAATTGCAAATGCCATGACTAAATCATCATGACAGCCTCCTTGCGCTTCTTCCTTACCTTTATCATTCACAATGAAGGTAAAACACTCACCAAGTAAACGAGTGCTATTTAAGGTCATTAAGCCCTCTCTCATAATGGTCCTTAATTCAGACATCATGATAGGACGTGTTTTAGGAGTAGTTGGCCATCCTGGCTCTTTCTTTTCCTCACCCGTCTTTGAATCATAGTCAACGTGATAATAAAGGTTATCGTAGGCAACTTGATTGATAAGCGTATTAAGTACACTGTGACCGTGGTTATTACGTTCAGGTCCTATCATTGCCGTATTGTAATGCCAGCCAAGGACAGCTAACTTCTTGCCAAAAATGTCCGGGTCCCAATGCCCGTACAATTCAGCAACTTGCTCTCCACTTGACCACTCAAATACATGAGCAGCGGAGTAGTCACCGTTTGATTTACCTTCAGATACGTCACATGCAATCAAGTAACGCTCGTTAGGATCTGGCTCTTTCCAAATCCAGAGCTCGCCTTCATCTTGCTCATCAATGGAATGATTCATGTTATCCACGTAATCAATATAGTGAGTCGTATAAGGCTTTTGCTTGGCAACCTCAATCATTTGCTTTAGATCCTTGAGATTGAATACTGGACGACCTGAGCTTAAGAAACAACTTTGATCATCTTCTGGATACTCCTGAAGGAAATGTTCCTCTTTAGACATCCCATCCTTTTCAGGCATTTCAGATATCTTCCAGCGACGCCATTTCACTTGCTCAAGAGTCAAACCGTAGAGCTCAATAATACGCTGCTCTGCTTTTGTAGGACTGAACTCTTTGCCCTCTAAAGGTAGCTGATAGTCTGGATGATCAAACCACCGATAGAACTTAGGCTCCCAATCAACCACACCCTGCTTGGCCTCTTGATAAGTACGATAAAAATAGTTACCTACACCATTTGCTGTGGTTTCCAGAACAATACGTCCATCCCTAGGAACTGCTTGGAGCAACCCTGTCATTAACGTTTCAGGATCAGGCCAGAAGGCAACTTCTGAACAGTGAAGGTTATGAATGGTGTCACCACGTCCAAAGTCTGTACTTCCAGCGGTACCAACTGTAATACGGCTGTTGAGAGCCTCAAAATAAAACTCTTTTCGGTTGCCATATTTCGGCTTTGTCTTGCCATTATTCAGCTGCATTTTCTTTGCTTCAGGCAAATTGTTATACATGAACTGAACAGCATTAAATAGCTTCTTAGTACTCTCTGAATCATGAGCAATAATAACAGTGGTTGTATTTGGATTGTTAATCGTATCGTCAAAGAACTCAGACAAAATCAATGTAGAGAATCCTAATTGACGCGGTTTTAAGATAATGTCACGGTTTGTCCGTTCCTCCCAATAAATAGACTGGATAGGATTGAACTTCAAGTTCACAACATTTTTATCTTTGGTACGAATAAAAATTCTCTTTTGAATGCGCGTCTTGGCATCCTCTGGCTTCTGGTCATTACGTTTAGCAAAGCCTGTTGCTTGCTCACGTAAGCGGTCATGAAATTTCCCTAACACATTAAGCTTCACCCCTTAATTGCATATGCTGGTCTACAATCTTTTGCATACGAGGATTAGCAGCTAAATGTTGAATAGCAACCTCGTACCCTTCTTCCGACACGTCTCTAAATTTGTCCATAAAAATAGAGAGATACTCTTGAATTAAGCTGAATTCAAAAGCTTTCTCTCTTAAATCAACGAGAAACTTTGTATTTTCCCGCAATTCTTTATTTAACGTGGTTATCTCATAGACCTTACGTTTAAGCTCTTTATTAAAGCCGGCTTTCCATTCTTCTAAGTAATCATAGTCAATTCCCCCTCCATCATGAACAGCAGCTAGAAGCGTGTACTTTAATTCATCCATTCGTTGATCAAAGTATCCAGGTAAATCATCCACTAATTCAAAGCGAGCAAGAAGCCTTTCAGTCGTTTTGTACTGAAGCTGGATAATATCAAACTCCTGATTCACTACCTTCATAACTCGACGCTTATCCTCTTTAATGACAGCTTTCTTCTTGTACTGCCCTTTTATCCCTTCAATATAACGAGCAACAGCGGTATGAGATATCTTGACTCCTGCATGTTCCGTACACTCTTCAGCGATCTGTCTGGTGGATTTAGGAGGGTCTGCTTTAAGCCCTGCACTAACAATGTCTTCACATTCATATTGCTCTATTTTTGATTGACGTGCCATGTAACGATACACCTCCATTCTGTTACACTTGTCACGGTATTTGTAACGTTACAAGCGAAACGTTACAGTGGGCATTTAATGTAGCTATTGATTTAGAAGGTTGTAACGCTATTATTTTTTAACGTTACACTTATAGGCTGAAATGTTATTTTGAGCAAGCAGCTCTCTTGTCTCATCCAGGGAAAGTACTTTTGTTCCTTTAGGCATATTTGTTAAACCACCCTTGATTTCTATTCCTTTAGTAGAAATAATAACCGACTTGCCACCATCACTATAAATAGCAGTATTTTTTTTATTCATCCCACTCACTCCTCTTCAGGTAGCTTCCAGCCTTTGTCCTTTACATCTTGTTCTGTAAACACGTTGCAGATGTGTTTATCCATTATGTTGTAATATTTATGAGTACCTAATGTATTTTCGATATATGGTGCATATTGCTCCTTATCCATATAACTCTCCATTACTTCGCGAGTTAATAGCCCCAGCTTTACTTCCTGTCCGAATCCATCAAGTTGTTTCATTTTCTCACTCCTTGTCAGTCTTATCTAAGTCGTACTTATAAAATACAACCCTTGGTCTTAGAGATTAACCAAAGTTTAATTAGCGGAAATAAACAGAACAGCTAATATAAACGTATCAATAAGAAGAATGTATTGGATATCTCTTCTTAGCTTTTTCTTTGGCTCTGCTATTGCCCCAATTGTTAAAATCAGCATAGCAATCATTAACACAATTTCAAATGCTATTAGCATGTGCTTCCCTCCAAACAAAAAAGCACCCTAAAAAGAGTGCCTTTCTTTATCTGCTTAAATCGGTAAATAAGTTTTCTACATAGTCTCTATAATCATCATTCCACTCAGTACTACTATCTTTAATACTGCTGAATTTTAATTCTTCCTGATTTGTGAAAGTTACTTCTAGTATAGATTCTTCTGTACTGTATTTCGATCTAACATAATTGAGCTTTGCAATTTGACCAAAAATAGTCTTAACTGCTACTTGATCCTCACTAGGCTCAATAATTAAAGCTCTATCTTCTAAGAAGATAACGACTTCTATTGGATCAGCGTTATAAAGATTCTTTGCATAAAAAGCTCTAATCAAATCTTGATTTGGCACTAACTCATTGAAAATTTCTACTTTTCCTTTTAAAAACATTAGAAATTTTCTCTTTCCAATATCTTTCAAAAACTCCTGATAAGTATAATTTACCTCACTCACATCTATCACCTCCCGTCCTAATTATATCGGACAAAAGAGGAAATTTAACATATTTTCTCAAAATCATAGTTCATTATTTTTATTTCTTGCCGTTTGTATTTTATGGATATATAGTAATAATTGAGCATTTTTTAAAATATAGGGGGTAGCTTCTTTGAGATTACGAGAAATAAAGTTCTTATTAGCTAAATACAGTGACAAAATTGTTTATCAAGAACAGCAACTTAATAATGGTAATAGCTATAGAGTGATTGGATTGGAAAAAGCCATAAACGCTATTAACCAATTATCTGTCTTAGGATTTTTAGACCCTGATATTGAGCGTTTAAAACAGTTTGATACAGTATACTATTCTAAATCTAAAGATGACCAAATGATATTAGAAAAAGCAACTCATTTTGAGGTTAAAAATATCATTCGTATAGCTAAGGAAAAAACAGAAGGTTTTCAAGCGCTTATAGCAAATTCTATTTCTGAACACAAAGATGATATTGTTAGTGTCAAACTACCAGAATACAATGATTTAAATGACCTAAGTGTTTTTTTCAAAAATTTAAACCAAGCCCTTAAAACTGGTTTAATGAATGATGAGATTAAAGCTAATTATCATTTACAAAGCTTTGATACAGGTTCTATGTGGGTTGATATTGCTGTAACTTCAGGTGCTGCAATTAAGTTTTTAGGTGAAATAATCAAAACAGCAATGTCAGTAAAGGAGCAATCTTATCAACTACAAGCATCGAAGACCCACCTTAGTATGTTAAAAATTAAAGAAGAAACCTTAAAAGATCTTCAGGCAGCAGTAGATGTTCAACTAGATGCTATTGTGGAAGCAGAAACTCAACGCCTCAAAGGAGAAAAAGAAATTGACCCTGAAGCGTTAAATGATATCAAGCATTCTGTTAAAACCTTCTCCCAATTAATTAATGAAGGTGCTCAGTTCCATCCATCGTTGGATGCTCCTCAAGAAGTAAGCGAATCTTTTCCTGAGCCTCCTAAGACAGAACTTCTAGGTCAAGCCCAAGGACTTCTAGAACAATTAGCTTCTAATTTGGAAGACGATGATAATGAATGAAAAATGACGCTGAATTATTCAGCGTCATTTTAATTTTTATTAAATTGTTTAACACCACCTTATGCTAATTGCTTAATTAAATTAAACCCGTCCTTTATCAATCACCCGGGAGGCGGCCAGGATTGTAGTAACGGTTGCTGTACATAAAATGACAGACAGTAGTTTCGTGAAGGACTTGCACACTTCACTAC